CTGTCAATACTTTCTCTTATTTGACCACCTGATGCTGGTAATGTTTTATACGAATCAAAAGTTTTGACTTCATTGGATCCGGTCAATTCACTTGTGCAAGTAAATGTCTTACATAGATTAGCATCAACTCCAGATGAGACGATATAGTCTATTATAACTATATTACCCCCAGACAGTTTTTGTCCTATCACACCGTCACCAAATCTAATTAAATATAGTCCGTCAACAGTTTCTTCTAAAAAATACGCCTTAGATGTATTTGTCAAATCTAATAAAGAAGAGTTTAGCAAAAATGTTTGTAAAGACAAATCAGTGGTAGATGTTTGAATCCGAACTCTAAGAGTAGAAGTATCTACGTTAATGTTAGGTATTGTAATAGGACCTGACAAATTATTTGAATCAATTATAAAGCTGTTACTTACACGAGTGCCTTCTTTTAACACCAAACCACTAAATTTGAATCCGTCTGTGCCATTAATATCTTCCAATGTCGCTGTTTTTGTTTCACTTGGATAAAAATTGAACGTAGTATTGTTGACACTAGAAGAAAAAATAGTATCTCTTGAGAGAGAATAAGTAGCGTCTGCATATCCAGAAGCAGGTGTAATTATAAAATCTACACTAGCAGTGGCTGCTCGCCTTGATCTTGGTGTGTAACCAATGGCTTTTGATAATGATACAACAGAGCTTCTTTTGACGGCAGAATCTATGAAAGATTCATTTGCTAACATGTGAGCCAGTACAGCGTTATAGTGTGTATTGTATGCAAGAGTATCTAAAAGAACAGACAAGGCAGATCCTTCAAAATCATAATCACTAAACTCAGATTGAGCTTGCATAAATGTTTTTAAAGATTGTTTTATGTTGTCAAAATCTAGTTCTGTTACGTTTAATTGTGCCATTAGTTTACCTTAACCTTTTTAGATTGGCTGTTAGTTTTTGAGGCTTATTAATACCTACAACGAAAAACTCTATAGATACATCGTATGCATTTGTATCAAAATTTGCAATAACACTAATAGACTCTATTTTTACTCTAGGCTCGTAGCTTGCTACAACATTTTCAATTGTAGTAGAAATCGAAGTTGCAATCAACTTTGACATAGGCTCAAACAAATATCCTCTCAGATTAGCTGCTTTTCCTGGATCAAACGGTCTCTCATAAAAGTTAGTGTTTATTAAAATTCTCAGCGCTTGTTTCGCTGCGTTGACATCAAGTTTTTTAGCTATATCACCTGTTACCGGATTGGCAGTAAAACTCAAGTCTAAGTCCTTATATACTCTTGCTATTTTTAAAGTTTCGTTTGCCATATTAGTATTTATAACAGGTTAAGTTATATTCCTATTGTATCTTGTATTTGAACATCAACAAAATTAGTTGCTGCATCTTTTGCTTTCTTTACTGCATCTATTCTATATACAAATTCTTCTACTATAGGTATTTGTATTCCCAACAAGTCTGCAATAGGACTGCTTTTTGGTGTTGATATAGGAGTACCTTTTAATACAAATCCTGCGCCATCTTCTTCAAAGTTTGGGATTTTTTGACAGAGGTTATTTAAATCCAATGCCCCATCTTTTAATAGTTTAGGTATATCATCAATATCAATGTTTCCCAAATCTAATCCACTATATTTAGTCTTTAGATTAGATACTTGATTTGTAATGTCATCTACTGCTAGTTTTGCAGTGAGGATATCAGATGCAAATGACTGAATGTCAGCCTGCAATCCTTTTATCTCTTCTGGAACTTCAATCTCTGGAATATATTCCTTCAATTTACTTGTTACTAAAGATTGTATAGCAGCAGCATCACTGGCCATAGCTACGATTGCTGCTGCATCAGTAATAGCTTGTCCCTGTGCAGGAGTAATTGGTATTTTGTCAATTAGCCCGTCTATAATCTCATCAGTGGTGCCGATAGACTGTGTAAGTTCTACTAGTTTTTCAGTTGCTCCACATAAACTCATATATTACTCCTAGTTAGGTACAGCAGTTGTACCAGCAGAACTGCCAGAAACGATAGCATGTCTATGAGTTCCAAGATTAATAGATCCTTGTTGTACTATTGTACCTGACACGGTACCTGTCACTGTTAATGCACCAGTTACGTTGTATGCTCCAGTGTGATTACTTATTCCAGTAATATTTCTAGTAGCAGCTACAATCGTTTGTAGAGGTGTTGCAAGTGTCTGTGTTGCTATACCAGAGAGTGTTTGATTTACAGAACCCTCGATCAATTGTGTCGCAGCAGTTACTGTTTGATTTAAAGCGGCAGACAACGACATGTTTAAACTTAACGCTTTGAAATCACCTACAGGAGCATTCATACTAACATTTCCAGTAGCACTCATCACTTTATAACCTAAAATAGCTGTGTGTGAGGTTGATCCTACAGATATGCTTGATACATTGCCACCAGTTGTCGCAAAAGAGTTGCCACCTACTGTAGTTGTGCTATCTTTAATAACAGAATCTGTTTTACTGCCACCTACTCTAAGTGATTGGTCTCTTTTAATTGAAGAGCTTTGTCCTGACAATACTTCCGTCAAGTCGTTACCGACAATCTTAGTAACTCTATTTCCAGCTACTGTGGTAAATAAATTGCCACCAATCTCTTGATACATGTCACCAGTTACGAGCATTCTAGCATCGCCGCCGATAGTGACATCACAAGATCCTTTGATATAAACTTTTTTGTCTTTTAGTGTTATCTCGTATTCGTCACCTACTACCTTTGTAGTCTTTGAACCGTCTGCTTGTATTTCGTAAAAAGTGCCGGCAGTATGATATTCGTGTATTCTTTCATTATTTGGCGTGTCATCTATCTCAAAAACGTGACCGCCTTCAGTTTCATTTACTTTATTGTAAGGATACACAGAGCAGTTGTTATCAAAATTAGGCGTTTGATTCGGTGCATTGTAAGTGAAGTTAGCATCACCGAATCTAGGATGAGGTTCTTCCCAAGTTTCTCTAGTATAAACTGCACCTGAAATATCTTCTGATACCGACTCAACATGTGGTGCGGCTGCTCTTGGTATTGATTCTTGTCTGGCCGCCCTTTTATTTACTAGACTAGAATGTCCTTCTGCTACTGCGTTTCTTGCTAATCTAGATAAATCTGATTCTTGTAGTCCGTTTAGACCTGTGCCTGTGTCACTTCGTGGATATATCCCCGATGGATCTGAAAACCCTATCTTCGGATCTGTATTCTTATTCCTAGGTTTTCCTGCAAGACTGCCGACTATAACAGGCTGTTGGCCCTCATCTCCATCAGCAAAGAATCCTAAAACAGATGCTCCTTGTATAAAATTGGGTGTTTCTCCGATACCAGAGATTCCCGCAGATGTAGTAGGAGACACAGGAACTGCCCAAGGCAAATCAGCAGTAGGAAGGTCTTCTTTAATTTCAGTATGGTATCCGACAATTCTTACTTTGCATCTGCCGAGCATAGCAGGATCTGCACGATCTTCTACTACTCCTATCCACCAATTAAAACTAGGATACATTATCAACCTCTTCTTCCATTTCAACTTTCTCAGGGGCGTTGCTTATTCCGTTTTTCACTATCTCCATATTCATAGTATGTCTATCAATAGTTATCTTATGATGTATTGCTGAAATAAGATACAGACCAGATAATATAGGATCTAACACAGTAGACAAATCTTCATTGGGGGGTTCTGCTGATGGATATAAAACACTAATAAGGCGACCAACTTCTATGTCAGTTCTACCGGGTACAAGCATTTCTAGTTTGTTATTCTCAAACGATTTTAAATAACTCGCTCTTTGTAACCTTCTTGACTGCAATTTATTAGAAGTACTACCATCTGGCAAATCTTCTTCATCTGTTAGACCGTAATCATTATATAATCCAGTATTATATGAGTTATAATTCTTTCTAGCTAAAGGATTTCTTTTAAGCGAAGCAGGTAAAGTGCTTACAGGACCAGTTTTAGTAAACCTTTTCATGTCTTGTACAAAATCAAAATCAGCGTGAATAATTTTCTTAGTATAGAAATCGTACCCATCAACACTTGATGAAAATGCTCCATTGTTGTTGCCGGTTAGAGTGTCTATAGTAGTTAACATTTTTAGATTTTCAATTACTGTTATGCCATCTGGCAATACATTTCCAGTAAATTTCTGACTAGAAATTCTTCTAGGCATTTTTGCACCATTTCGTTCTAATACATATTCATCAAAAGGACCATTGACACGCTGTTGATAAATTAAAGATTCAATACTAGCAAAATAAAAAGCTTTATTCGTCTCAAAAAACAAATAATCAGATCCCTCTAATGTAGCACCTTTTGATATCTTAGAAATGTAATTTAAATTTTTAAAAGGAGACCAATGATTAGAGGTGTATTTTATTGTACTAACATGCGGAGTGTCTAATATAACTAAAGGACGGTCAAACTCTATATGCTCTTTATATATTTTTTGAGCAACTTCATCTGTAGTGCCTTTATACGATTTAGTTACTACAGTTGTTTGATCTTCATTTCCTTCAATAGACATGAAAGATATGTTATAGTATTGTGACCTGTCATCATTCAAGATTCTATCAGAAATAGAATAAATTTGAAATGTTTTTTGTATTACATTAGATGGAGAATCTTCTAGTGTGGGAGTTCTCAATTTTATTATGATATACTCATTTCCCATCAGAGGTAAATTTGTTATCAAATTTATAGCATCAGCAACAATAAGGTTACCAGACATGCAAGAAGAAAATATATTCTCATATAAATTAATCTCTAACATAAAGCCTGATATCTCAGATATCTGGCCAGTATTAGGACTTGCGATAGAAATTTCTTCTATACGACATTCACCGGCATGAGATAATACTTCATTAGTTGAATCCATATTACTTTGACATCAATTCTTTATAATTAATTAAAAATCTCGCTAAAAAAGGTTTTTTCAACAAGAAAATTTGTCTTTTCTTTTCGTTAATTTCAACTTCGTGATCAAAATTAGAAACCACTTCTACTGTACCATTAGAGATACCAACAGGATCATAATCTACAATTATAGTGTTATCGGAAGCTAGTCTATAGTGATGGTCATTAATATGATTCCCTGCTCCATATTTATCGCTAGTATAATTATACATCTCAGCGTCTAGCTTAGGCCATTCATCGTGAAGACTGACGATATCATTAACGGTCAATATTACCCAATGATATCTTGAAGAGCCGTAAATGTTATTTGCTAATATATCAGGAGTTTCGCCCTCTTTAATATAATAAGACTCAAGAGCAAGCGAACTATTTAATTGTCTGTCTAAACCTACTCTTTGGAATATGTCTTTAGTTAGAATAGTACTGTTGTTGGATTTATATACAAATCCAGGCATTGCTTTAAAAAACATTAGTAACCGTCCGCTATTCTGTCGTTGGTGAGAGTTTCGAGTTCAGTGAATGCTAACTCTATGTTTATTTCTGCTGGAGCACCCTTCATATCTTTAACAGTAGTGAACGCATCTTGGTTGCCGTAAGTTATTTTTATGTCGGTTAACGCACACGTTGATATTCTACTCAATTCTTTATTTTCATCCCCCCTATACATATATTTAATATCAAACTCAGAAGGATATTCTAAAAAAAGTCCTGTAGGGTCGTTTTCAGGGTGCATATGATATTTAAATAGTTGTATTATTTGTTTTACATTCTCATATTCATTAGAGTTTCTAGGTGCGAATTTATATGCAAATGCAAATTGTCTAAATCCTATGCTGTTAAACAATTGTTCTTTGTACGGATTGGCAACTTTACCTGATGCTAAATCTATAGAAGAACCGATTTCTCCAGTGATTCCTAATTGAGATGGTAATTGAGCAGCTGCCTGTATTGCACTGCGAACACCCAATTCACCTATGCCTTTAGTACCTCGTATCATATCTGCTAAACTACTAGCATCAGATACATTAGAACCTAATCCAGCAAGAGCGCCGAGTTCTTTGTTTTCCCAATTGGCGCTATATTTTGCAACAGGAGGTTGTGAGATATATAATTCTATAATACCTAACGTGCGAACAGTCTTTACCGTTTCGATCACACCAGCTGAAACACCCGCTGTAATAAGACCTGCAGCACCCGCAGCAATGCTCTTTCCGACTAAATTAGCACCACTTCCAATAACAGAAAGACCTAGCCCCGCACCTGCTATAAATGCAGTTCCTTTTGAAACTGTAGAAGCTTGTTCTGCGGTCAATCTATTCTGTTGAGTTTTATCTACTACGTCTAATTGATTAGGCATCGGTCCTGCAAAACTGCGAACCTCGGCTTGCCGGTTAACTCCTGCTTCATTGGTTAACGCAGCTACCCTACTATTTTCTCTGGCGTTTATTTGAAAGCGAACACTATGTAACTGCTCAGGATTATCTGTAGAAACCTCTGATAAATTCTGAGGATATTGAAACAGTTTTGGGGATGTAAATATGAAGGGGTCTAATTTAGCTCGGTCTTCTGCATCAATTTCACTTAAATCTTCTATGTCATTAGAAGAAGTGAGAGTTTCGCCGACTGCTGATACAGCGTCTACAGACGCTTTGGCGGCGTCAACGACCAGGTCGCCTGCATCGCTTATTAATTCTCCAGCTCCGTCAATTAAGTTTGACATGTTTTTTTT